AGCCATTCTTCTTACACCTCCAACTTACGTTGTATCAGTATTCGCGATCAGGAGCGTGATGCGCCGTATCGTCATGTAGATGACTTTGCCCTTTACTTCAAACTTCGTGGGCGGCATACCAGTTCCTGACATTCGCGATGCTCCCCAACCAGTAACGGTCAGGCTTTCTCCATCAAGAGCCTTCGACACTTCGCCAGCCAGCTCGTACCCTTCATGCTTGGTCAAAGTGAAGCAAGCTATTTGTGCTTTAGCATGTACACCAGCAGGTTCATCAAAACCGATCCCGTGTATTGGGATTTCGGGGAGAGCACATACTTCAATGTATGGCACCCGTTCATTATCTTTTCCAGGGCTGATTCTTGTGCTCGTGATCGCTTTCACTCCAGATGCTGCGAGCAACTTTGCGATCAATGCTTTGAGCAAAGGAACGTTTACATCTTTCCTCACTAGAATCGGCCTCCCATTGAGAAACTAGAAGAAGCTGTCATCCCAAAGGATGAGCCAACACTGAATATCGACTGCCACTCGTCCCAAACCTCTGCGACGGTGAGAGTCAACCAAGGGCGCGGGTCCATGTGGACCGTCCCAATCTCCAGATATAGGGCATAGATCAAGTCTACGACCTTTCCGGTAGTCGAGTCGACGGCTGTGTCGTTGAAGACACCGAAGGCCCCAACAATTTGACTAGAGCTATCGAAGATCTTGTACTCGATATTGTTCTTCAGTGTTTCAGAATCAATCGCTGGCATGTCGCCAACAGACGAAGGAGGAGTAATGTCCTGCATGTTGTCCCTTGCCGAGGCAGCGGCCAACTTCATAGCAGCTTCCATTCGAGAATGGATAGTGGCGTCAATTACAGCAATAACCCGGCCAGGGTTGAAGTCTGTCCAGACATACGCCCCCGCCATTGGGCCAAAGCTAAGTAGCTTTCCGCCACCGACTCTTGCCATTACTCAACAACTCCTTCCCAGAAGACGATAACGCCCTCCAGGTGCTGTCCGTTCTTGTCCATGTCATCGAGAGCGACAACTTCATAGGTCTTTCCGTTATGGGTGATGTGGTCGTCGATCTGAACATCCTGTCCAACGTTGAAGAAGACACCATGCACGGCGGTCGTACTGACATTAATGCCGATCGCCTGCAGGCTCTCCCTCTGTTCTGCTCGAAGGGTTGAGATTCTCGCCTTCACATTCCTGTATGTCGGAAGGTCATGGTAAGAATTCTCATCAACATTCCATCCGGTATCTGTTGTAGTTACCGGACGATAGACGTCAACCTTGATGTTCAATCCGATCAAATCCCGATCACCGTCCAATCAGCAGCTCGTAGCCTTCGAAAGAGATCCGACAGTAACGAGTTATCAGACGTGAAGCGGTACTTAGATGAACCAATAGTCACTTCTGGGACATTGTCATAGACCCGCAACTTCTGGTCTATTCTCAGCAATTCCCTGCAGGTCATCTCAAGGATGATTGCTTTCAGGGCTCGCGGTATCGGAGTGTGAGTTCCTTCCGCATCTGAGTACCCGCCAATGTAGGTAAGCACGTAGGCATCCCTCACGGGGCGTGCCGGTGCGTAAGTCTGCATCCTAAATCTCGAACCATCGTCCTTGATTTTGATGTGGCGCGGGTAAGCAATGTAGTCGTCTTCGTCAATGTCGTTTCCGCCGTCGTCCACGAGAGATGTCACTGAAAGTATGGGAGGGTGGCTCAACTGCAAGACACCACTCCCATCATGAGTCTCAATCACCGTAGCCTCAGTAAAGAGGTTTTCGGGATCTCTCAGGCATTCTAAGCCTGCTGAAGCAATGGCGTCCAAAATCATCTCGGACACATTCAAGCCGTATGACGTGAGATAGTCACCGTCCTCGCCTTGTTGCGTCAGAGTAACGTCAGTTCGCGCTTGTACATCAACAGCCGTAGGCCATGCCATTCAGATCAGCTCCTAGTTCGGAGGATTTTCAGGACGTCGTGAGCCGATAAGGACAGCGCCGAACAGCGCGTCGTCAGTGTCGACATCGTATTGGAACTTCACGTATCGCTTCAGGTCCTTCACAGCCACTGCTACAACTGTGAGGGTGTCTGCCGTGGTGATAGCGCCATCTGCTGACAAAACATCGGCATAAGTGCCATCATCGGTATCACACGTCTGAAGCTGATACCCAAGCTCCGAGGTTGCCGCAATCGCACCACAGTCAATGACCAGGATGCCATCGCGCATGAAATCAGTATCAATCGCTGCAGTCGTCTGCTCTGCTGCCGCCGTGTAGGTGGCAGGGGCGAGCAATCGGACAACGTTGAGATGATCGGTGAGGTCTCGTTGCAAAGCCATAATCGAACCTCCTTAGGTAGTGATGCCGTTGAGGACTTGGAACTCTTCGATGCGACGAGGTCCACCATCAACCTCGAACACAGCAATGAGCTGGATCTTCAACTGCTTGGACAATGTATAAGGATCGACAAGAATCTCGATCCCGCCGCCCTGCGCAATGGCGTAGGTTCCACCATTTCCACAGATTGCATACGTGTCTGCTCCGGTCCCTAGATCTGTTGGGATCTGTGAGGACGTGTAAACCGGCAAACCGAGGATTCGGTCGGGCGGTGCCTGGGTGAGGTCGGTGACATAGTCATACTGCCCAACACCCGTCTTGTGCTTCTGCAGATAGCCGAGGACGCTCGGGTGCATCCACCAAGAGGTCTTGGTAGGACTGATCTGGACGTTCCGACCACGAAGCGTAGTAAGGCAGTCCAACAGATCGTCGAACGTCGGGTTACCTATTGCTCCGGTCGCCTGAACTTCAGGCCAGTTCCTCAAGCCCAAGGGCTGAAGGCCACCAGTTCCCTGCATGAATGCCAGGTCTTCGGACAATGCCATCTGTTCGACGATGTCCTCACGGACGATCCCCTCAACAGACTGCATTGCATATTTGATCAAGTTCCGCGTGATCGGCACAGCAGCGGCCAGGTTGCGAAGCGTCAAGCTCAGGTCTCCGAACGTCACGGACGAATCAGTGATGTCAGAGCTGAGTGTGTCGCCTACCCAGTACGCAGTGCTGTTTCCAGTCTTCTTCGGTACTGAGATCGTTTTCGGTGAGTTGTCGAGGATGCGAGCGCCTGAACGTCGAACAATCGTCTCAGCCTGCAACATCTCGATCAGATCGTTCACGACGACAGAAGGCACCAAGAAACCACCGGCAATGTCAGTGCCGAGTTCCTGCAGGGACTTCTCAGTCGACGGAGCAAAGCTATCGCGGTCCTTGATCCAATCGGCTTCGAGTTCCTGGCCTTTACGATTGCCGGTGAGCACGAAATTCGCTGCTCGGGCAATGCTGAAGTCCTTCAACTCATCCTGTTTGATCTTGGAATTGGCTCGGACAACCCGCTCATTATCCCTAATGAGAGCTTCGTCCTTGTCAATCGCTTCGATCTGATTCGCCGTCTTCAAACCTTCCGGTGCCGGAAGATCTTCAACGGCCACTGTTCCGCCACTGAGAACTTTTGCACGGGACTCCAAAATACCTTTTCCCGTGTTCATAAGTTCAGTGAGTTGCTCTTGGGTAAGATCTTTGAGATCCATTCATCCCACCTCCGTATTTCCTTCGATGATTGAGATTGACAACTCCGCCAGCTTCTCTTTGTAGAAGTCTCGTTCCTCTTCGATGTCCTTTATCAAGGCTTTCAGTGCGTCGACTGTTCCTGCTTTGTCTGTCGCACTCGTCTCGTAGGCACTAAGAACATCCGAAAGCACATCGCTAGGGATAGTTGTCTTCTCTTTTCCGCTGTCTTCTGAAGCCTCTCCGGCTTCGCCAGCCTTAGCTACGGGCTCAGATGCTGCTTTATCAACATCTTCGACCACTGGTTCAGCCTCGACTTCTTCTACTACATCAGCGTTCACTTCAGGTTCAGAGGCAGTCTTCATAGATTCTGGCAATTTCACACTGATAGTAGACCCATTGGCTAGAGCTATCTCAAGAGATCTCCGAACAATCGGGGACTTCTCAAGCAACTTCTCTCCAATGAGCTTGACATACTGTTTTGCTCCAATGCTTCGCTCTGCATCCGGGTTTGCCGGAATCGTAACGATGCTGTGCTCTAGCAGTTCCCAGGTCTTAAAATCGATCCCCCACCGATCTTCAGCCCATTCCCAATCCTTCGGAACGAACCCTATCGATACGGCGTTGAGGACATGGGCTTCCCAGAGCTGGTAATAGTCAGCAGCCATTGTGGCAGGCTGGTCTGTCAACCACTCCCACTTCGCTGTGACGTGTTTGTCGTACTGTGTAACCTGTTTCGTGAAGCCTACAGGGAACTCCCGGTAGTTGTGCATCGGGAGCACTACAGGGTTGTCCTTGTATCCTGCAGTGATGATCATCCCGTTCGAGAACACAATATCCTGATCTCGATCGAGAACAGATGACGTAATCAAGCACTGCCCAACAGGGCGGGTGCCAGTCAGGAAGTCTCCTGCTAGTGCATGGACTTCCTTGACCTCTCCTCCACGGCTCTGAGAGGCATTGCCGTACTTGTAGACAGCAGCAACCTCTTTCGCCTGAAGCGCATCACGTAGGTCGCCTGCGGATAGGAGCTGGTTCGCGTCCTGTCCAGCAATATGAACCTCAGTCATGGTTGTATGGAGATTGCTCATTTCTTGACCACCCCCTTACGGGTTGGATCGCCAGAGGATCGGCTGTCACAAACAGGACAGCTTGACCTCGTTCCAATATCTTTGCCGCATTTATTACAAGTCATGATCCTAGTAGTCACCAAGGTTGGCCCAAGTGATAGTCACGGTTCCAGTGATAGCGTAGGTACTCGCCGTCGTGTTCGCCGCATCTGGGCACGCAACGTTGACATAGGCGTCTACCGGCGTGGTAGTCCCGTCAAAGAAGGCTGCGGCGGCAAGCTCAGTATGCCAAGTATTCGTTAGCTGGGTATTCGCGCCTGCACCCGAGTCGGTATCGATGGCCGTGCTAGGAATTAGATCGACCTCAGTGCCGGACAGCGCGTTATCGTCAGCGCCAACTGCAGAACCCATCGCCACGACGAATTGGTCGTTTACAGTGGCGTTGAAGCTCGCTGAAGTTGTGATCGAGCCATTCATGACTACACCGAGGACATAAATTCGTCCTTCAGGGAAGTCAAAGACCTTGATACCTGTACCGTGATCTCCGTCTGCAAGATCGAGATCGTTATCTCCTGTAAGAGTGAAGGTAACTACGGACGTTTGGACCGCACCCATCGTCTCAACGGACGTGGCCTTGTTCGTTACGGCAGTACCGCCGCCAGCACCGTCAATGATGTCGCCGCCAGTTACGGTAATGTCGCCGGTTGCGGTAACATCCCCGTCCAGTACGATCGTGCCATTAACAGCGTTGCTGATCGTCTCGCCGTTCTGAAGCTCGATCTCTTTCGTGATCGATCCAGAAGTAGTAGAGAACTGCAGCCCAATAGGAAGCACAGCAGAGTCCTTTGTACGAACCTCTAAGCCAGCAGAGATGTTATTGCTTTCTACGATGACCGATACTCCGTAGTCCGTGTAGTTGGTACACTTGACGTATGCCCCATATACGAGGGACGTAATAGCCGTCTGCACGTTAGGGTACATGAACGCAGCCGCAACGATTCCGCCAGTAACGTCAGTTACTCCAGCGTCAACCTCAATGGCAAACTGTGCGCCCACCAATCCGTCATGGAGTGTCAGCGTGTGAGCTCCTGAGACGTGCGACATAAAGATTCCGCCGTATAGCTGGTTCGATTCAGTGTCTGCAGCCATCACCATATTCGACAGTGAGTATGTTGCGTAAGTGGCGTCAATGTCGCCAATCGCGGCAATAGAGTTAGCTGCTCCGATCAAGTTACCACGACTTAGATATGCTTCTGCGGATACCGAACCTTGGATAACGTCATTGTCGATGCCAAAGTAGTTTGTATCAGCACCAGCACTCGTTACGTCAATGTCCAGACCCTTGAGTACGCTGGTAATTACCATGTCGCCCGTGAACGACATAGCACCAACAAGCTCGATGTTCGTCTCCGTGATCGTTAGAGTGGTCGCAAGGGTCGTGTTATCGAACCTGGCCCCTCCAATCATGTCGAACAGTCCTGTGGACGTGAATCCCATCAAGACCGCTTGGTCTAGGTTGAGGAAATACACACCCCCGACATAATCATCTGTGTCGAGAGCAGCCATTGCCCCAATCGAGATCAGGGCAGTCATAAGTAGAGCTACTAATACTCGTTTCATTCGTCTTCCACCTCCGGTGCATCTGGTACTACTGGCATTGGTGTTCCTTCGATAACTCCTGCAACAATCATGTTGCTCGGAACAAGAACAGCGTTGGCAAGCTCTCCCACGATGGGAGGTAGCTTGTTGAACTTACGAATCTCATTGACCGTCCAACGCTGGTCTTTGAGGTAGTGCCCAGCTCGCGCCCGGACAAGAATGTCCTCTTGCAAGGCTTCGATAGTGGACAGGTCGAACATCAATTTATATTCGCCGTCGATTCCGAAGAAGTGGCGGTCGAACACACCTTCCATTTTCGCCAACCGCGGCAGCACCGTGTTGGTTGTGAATAGCCGGGCTTGCGTCATAGCAGATGCCCGATTCGCATCTTTGTAGTTTCCAAGAACAACAGAGGGAACTCCATACGTTGCCTGGACTTCCTGCTGAGTCAATTCTCTGAGGTCTTTGAACCCCATGTCTTTATGTCCAGGAGATAGAGCCTGGAACGTAGTGCCTTGGCCGATGACTCCGATACCGTGCTCTCTGCCCGATCCTCGATGCCTTCCGTTCCAGGAGTCCTCCATAAGCCTAATGTCACTCGGGGTCAACCGTTCCTTGGAGCTGAGAAGCCCGCCAGGGGTCGCATCGTTCTCGAAGAACATACGGTTCCAGTCGACTGCACGAATGTCTCCGATGATTGCGGAGCGCAGCACTCGCGTAGGTGACTGACCGTAGTACGGATTCAACGGGTTGTAATAGCGGAAGGCCAACATGTCTTCAGGCAGGAAATACTTAACCGAAGACCCAACGTACATGAATCCACCATAAACAACTCCCTTTCCAGGAATGACGTAGACCTTGCGAGGATCGATCTCGGCCCACAGCTTGTCAGGGATTTTGTTTCTGTCCCCGTCACTCCAGATCTTCTCGACGTATGCGTTCCCATCCAGTTCAAGGTTCGTGACGATCGCCTGTATCAATTCTGTCCTGGATTTGTCAGCATCAGGCATCGGATGTTCAAGGACTCTCAGAACCTCGTGGTCGTCACATACTTCTACGTTCTCTTCCTTGATGTACGCATCCATCACGTCTTTCCAGCTCAGGATCTCGTTCCATCCCATTCGCGTTCTGTACCTCATCGCGAAGTCACGGATTGGCCTCGATCTGTTGCGGTCTGAACTCTTCCGCCTCACAACGATGAAAGGTACAGACGAACACGACCGAGCAATGGCTTTGATGGCGCTATACACCCACGAGTGGTATTGATACGTGAGCATCAAGTCAGATGTGCCGGTATCCCGAGGGGCTCGATCGCCAAGGTGCCCAGATAGGGCTCGTGGCATTCCGCCACCTTCACCGCGCACGACAACCCCAAGAGATCCAGCAATCCTACTAGCTAGGTTCATCGTTTCCCCCAATAGGTCTAAAGCCGCTTCCGCCACAGTCAGGACAGTTCGACCATCTCGGCCCATTGCGCGG